CAAAACGGGAGGGGAAGAAAAAAGATTATAAGTTTTTGGGCTTACGTTTTATTATTCGTAATAGTTGACTAAATCGTCCTTATCCCAGCACGAAAGCCATACCGGACCGAACTGTCCAAACTCAAACAAGCGCCAGTAATAACCGCCGTAATAGCCACCCTTGCCAGTGTCAGTGATATGGACTTCGTCTTGTTCAAACGAGAAGAACATTCCAGCTTTGAAGTCTTGGTCTGCACCGTCTGGCAAGTTGTTTCCGTCTTTATCTACCCAGTTAACCATCGAAACAGGAATACCGTTCTCTGTCCAGTCGAAGCCGATGGGCGCGAGATAATCACATTTGATTTGCCAGATACCGTTAACGTATTTAACCTCGTTTGCTTCGTAATAGGCTTTTTCTTGCGGTTGTACTGTCGTATTTGCTCGGTTGTCCGTCTGTGGTGCCGTGTCAGCGTATCGCCAGACCTCGATATAATTAGGCTTATTCCAGCTATAGTAATCGTTCCAAGGATAGGTATTGATCGCTTGTCCTGTTGCGCCTTGCGTTGAGTAATCGCAAGAGATAAAGTATGTATCGTCGATCATCACTCCGACGTGTCCACCAGCACCGCCAGACGAGGACATATCAGCGCCCCAGCTCATCAAGATGATATCAGCCGGTTGTGCGTCCCAGTCTTGGTTACGGCTCACACGGTAAAAGCCGTTGTTAGCTAGTTGCTGACCAAGCGTGACAGTCGACGGTAAGCCGATGATATTGATACCAGCTTCTTTCAATACTTGCGACATGATACCCGAACAGTCCCCGGTTCCGTCTGAACCGTTACGGCTTCCGAACATTGAATAGGTAATCAGCCCACGACGACTAGTAAAACCGTTTACGATAGATTGTTGTACACTCATGTTCGACCTCTCTATTTCTTCCATTCTTCGTTAGCGCGTTTAACTGCTGCCTCGATGAAGGTATTAAGCTCTTCGTTCGTTAAGTAGATATTTTGGGACTCAAGGCCCTCGATCAAGCTAGTTTTGGCGTGTTCGAGTTTGTCCTTGCCGTGAATATCCAACTTTTCAGCGACCTGCTCTGTAGCGTTGACTGCGTTCTTTGCCAAGATCTCAACGATCTCGATTGCTTTCTTGCCACCGCGCATTAGTAAGTATTTCTTGATCGCTTGTACCACGATACCAGTTAATACAACTAAAATACTCATTGCTGACGTTGTGATAATGTTTGTAATTTGATCCATGCTATTTGTCCTCTATAATTTCTAATTCCAAAAAGCGCTCGAAAAGCACTTTGATAGCCCCGTTACCGCCAAGCTCGACGTAACTCTCGTACAGTTTAGATAGCTCCTCGATCTCGTGCTGGTTTGTGTGTCCACGCTTGAGCGCGTTCTTCAAATTTTCCTGCAATCGAAAACGTTGGAGCCGTTGCAAGCCTTTCCCTATCATCGTTAAATTCTTTCGGTTATCTTTTCCGATCTCTTCCACGTTTGAGACTGACTTCTCGAGGGTGTCTATCTTGTTAGATAGACCCTCAAGACGTTTGTCAGCTTCTTTAGTGGTTTTTGTACTTTTAAAGGAAAAGTAACTGGGAATAATCACGACCAAAACGGGTGTCAGCTTATCTACTAATGCCAATAGGTCCAATTAAACCACCTCCCTATCAAGCTACTCGCTTACTGGACGGGTTGAGTTTCAAGCTCAGCTTTTGGCTCAGTCCATTTCCAAACCGCCAGCTTACCGTTTTGTGAGAGTGATCCCTCAAGATCAGCTACAGTCTCGTTATTGTAAGTAAACTCTTGGTTTACTTGGACCAGCACACGTTGCCCCTCTCCATACTTAGGAGTATGGCTTGGATCGTTAACCGTAAAGATTTCGTAAGGCTTGTATGTTTTACCAGCTTGTCCAGCTTCGACCAATTCCAATCCACGCGCATATAACGTAGGATCAAGTGGACTTTCTGTGTTAGTGACTGCTGCCAAAACCGCCCAATCTGCTACCGCTTTAGTTTCTGCAATCTTGGTATCTTTTTCTGCAAGATCACTATTAAACTGCTCTTTCTGTTTGACTAATTCCACGTTAAGAGCTTTCACTCCTTCTGCTGGATTGAGTTCAGTAGTTACCAATCCAATGACTGCTTGGATCAAACTTTCATCGCTTTCGGTTGTGCGGTCACCCTCTAACACACGGTCGTATGCTGTGTAAGGTTCTTGACAGCGAATTGCTACGAATGTTTTACCTTTTTCTTGCAAAAATTTGTTAACTACTTTAAATTCCATATACTATTTACCTTCTTCTAGTTTTTGAGAGGCCTCATCAAAGAGGTCCTTGAGTGCTTGATCGCTATCCAAAACGTCGTTAAACTTAGCTAGTAGCTCGTTTACGCGCTTATATTCCTCGTTTGCCTCTTCGTATAAGATCTTATAATTAGAGCTTTCTACGATCGCGTTTGCGAGTTTCTGTGCGATGTCGTTTACGATTTTATCTACTGTGTTCATCTGTTGTTACCTTTCATCATATATGTGGTCTGCTATAACTCCAAGCGCCAAGAGACCCTTTTATAACGGTTTTCATGGCCTCTGTCATACCTATTTGGCTGAGAGCGTGGGCCCACAATTTCCACAGAGCGGCAACGCTATCGTCCAGACGGATAAATTTGGTCGGGCTGTCTGTATCCGATTTTGTTTCTTTTGGAATAACAAAATGCCTACACCAAATTTCTGAGTTTTTATTCCAAGTACCCGGGACCAAAGTTTGGGTTACTACGCTAAAGTTCCAGCCATCATCGCCCGAAGCGTGACGCATGTAGTTGTAGTCGCCGTATTGGAAAAGTTTATCAACTCCATTATTGGAATTGTTGTCAATTACGATTCCTGAGAAGGAAGCAGAATTCCACTCTTCAGATCCGTTCCGATTGCTACCGATAATTGTTCGTGCATGATTTTGGTTGTTCTCTCTTTGGGCTTCATAACGTATAAATTGAGTTGGATAATCTTTAAACTCCCGCACAATGCCTACGTTGTCGCCATTGAGCCTAATCTTCTTATTGTTAAGGTCCATCGATAGTGACCCATCTAGTGACTTAATCCTACCACCTTCAAAAGTAAGACCCTTAAACGTTCCGGATGTTACGTTCTTCGCGTCAAAATTGACCACATTCATTTTAGCAAAGTCGGCCTCACCACCAGATAATTTACTAGCTGAAACTTTTTTTAGACTTGCGGAATCGATGACTGCTTCATCTATCACGGTCTGACCTGTGATATGCGTTAATCGTCCGTCTATTCGGTTCGTACCGTCAGCCAGTACGTTGATAGAGTTGAGTACATCACCGTTGCTGTTTAGGTTCTTTACGGCCCACGATCCTGCAAGTTGGGTCATTTGTGTCCGTGTAGCTTCAATCAATGGATCGGCCTTGAGCTGGTCGGTTAACGATAGTGTGTAATCAGACTTGATTGATCCTTTTTCAACTTTGACGTCCCAAACCGATTTTAGCTTATCCGGATCTTTGCGATACGTGTTAACACGCAAACGATACGTCCCGGAAGGTTTATTCCAAGTAATCTTGGTTCCAGTCGTGCCAGTCTTCAGATCTGACACGATCTGATAATTTTGGTATTTATCATCCATTAGCCATAAGACTACATTGTCACTTTCTGTGCTACCATTGTGGATCGCTGTAAAGTTACCGTCCGTTTTGGCACTAACGATGTACTCTTGCCCTTGCTCCATGTAAATAGACGTGCTGTCCTTATACAAAATATTGTTATCAAAGTTAGCTGGCTTTTTGTCTGGTTTAAACGGGCCTTTTGATCCATTCAGCAGGTTAGCCCCATTGGTATTGACATACTGCCCGACTTCCGTCTGAAAGATATCACTGGACATAACCAAGCGGGACAGCTTGTCTGGCGCGCCTGTTTCAGACGTACCAAGGATCCGCTCGTATAGCTTGTTGCTCTCGGTTAGCTTGTTAAATTCGAGGGTTTGTCTTCTGATCGAATTTTCTTGTCGGTCTACTTTATCGTAAATGTTGCTGGTATCTCTAAGTAATCCGTTCACTGTGCTTTTGTCGGCAAAATCATTAGAGAGTTTTGTGACAATCTTACTATAGATCGTGTCGCCATTATCCGCATTATTAAACGTTTCTGTCACCTTACGACTTAAATCTGGACTGTTTAAAATCAGCGTTTTAATCTGATCCGATAGCGTAGCCGTGTCTGGGATTGTGCCAGCTTTTATAAGAGCTTCCTGTGCTTTTGCGTCAGCCTTGGCAATTTCAAGCGCAGTTGACTGCTTGGCTTGTTCAAGTTGCTTATCAACTTCTTTTTTAATTTTACCGACATCTTCCGTGTCGATCCGTTTCTCCCACTGAGATCCGTTCCAGACATACATTCGATCATAGATGCCGTTTTTCTCGAACCAGATATCACCGATCTTATGTTCTTTATCGTCTGGTCGATTGTACCAAACCTTGTTACCTTGAGCATTTAAAAGATAGTCTGGTAAGCTGTCCTCAAACGCTTGTTGAGCTTTGGCAATATCATCAACCTTGCCAGCAAGTCCATTCTGCATCGTGGCTCTAACGTTCGTTCCAATATCGCCAAATTCCACGCTTTCATTTCGTTCATTGACGAAGTCATAAGTGACAGTTGTTACTTTTGCAGTCTCATCTGTAAGCCCAATCTGTGGGTAGTAGATAGGTACGATATCGCATAGTTCCAGTTCTTCGATCCAGCCATTGTCTGCATAATCTAGCGTTTTAGCTAGATCAGCATACTCGATCTTAATGTTAATCTTAGGCTTACCGATCGCGTTACGTTCCATGTAATCGTTAGCAAGCGTACGGAGTTTCTCTGGTGTTGGAATATCCTTATTTTTCCCGTCACTCTTAAACTCGCTAGAGAAATCTACGACCTTAATTCTGCGATGTGCGTATAGGTCCTTGTACTTACTATCTAAATAATTCTCTGGGAGAGTGACTGTTACGGGATCGGGTTGGTTATCGCTAGTGTCGCCCTCTGGCTTGTCTGGTGTGTAAGTAGCGAATGGCAATACGCTAGTGTATGCACTCTCGATTGTTTCGTCCGATTCGGCAGATAAGATGTTACGACCATACTCTAGTACAGTTGGAGCAGTACGTCCTAACTGCTTATGCAGCCGCACGGTCATATTGTCAAACTCATATTCCCCGCCGTAGATATCTAAAATAGAGCCTTCTACACCACCAAGAGCTTGCCGTGCATTCTCCATTTTGGAGATGTCAAACGCACCCTTACCCACTATCTGGATATCTGACCAGACATCGAAGCGTAGATCACCAATCAGCGCACCCTTCCAGATTCCTAGGGTGCTATAAGCTGATCCAGCGAATGCTGTGGCATTTCTCAATGCCATGTATTCCAACTTATGCGAGATGTGCTGACCGTAGATTTTAACAATGTTACTGCTATCTTTTACGATACGAGAGATTTCAAAGGTCTGATTTTTAGTACGCAGCCCAGCGTCAGCCTTCAGCTTCATTTCTTTCTCAAGGATCGCAACCATTGGATCGTTCACGGGAATCTCAGCATATAGCGTGTAATTCCCGTTACGTTCACGGGTTGCCGTTCCCTTGGTTACGTTAAGCTCACCGAGGCCATACGTATCAAACGACTGTTCGTTTTTATTAAATAGTATAGGTCTCATAGCTTAACCCCCCAATACGGCGCCATTTTGACAGTAAAATCGCCGTCCCAGCTTATCAGATTCCGTCCAGCGTCCAAGTACGGCATTTGGTATTGTGGCGCTCTAACGACCTTATCCCATGCAGGCAAGTTCCCACTAAATACCTGTCTAGCTTGCATATCCAGCGTGATCGTATT